GCAGGAATGAGAGCGGCTCAGAGGATAGATCATCGTGTAGATGGTGAGTTACGAGTGAGTATAGATCTGTCGTGAGTATGGATTGATGGTCCTACAATGTGGTGGTAAAGAGGAGGGGGGGTTCAAAACTGTGGTCAGGACGATGATCATAGCACCTCAACAAATATGTTTCCCCTCAAAGGTTCTCAAATTATTCTCCCTCTGAAAGGTACGCATATGTCTACTCCGTTATGGCAAAAGAAGGCTGGTAAGAATCCTGCTGGTGGATTGAACGCTGCTGGTAGAGCATCTGCCAAGAAGGAAGGTATGAACCTAAAGGCTCCTGTAAAGGGAGCACCTAGTGGGCCTGATGAGACTAGGCGTAAGGGTAGTTTCTTGGTTCGTATGGGTTCCTCTGATGGCCCCTTGAAAAAGCCAAATGGTGATAAGACTAGATTGAAGTTGAGTCTTGAGGCTTGGGGTCATAATGGTGATAAGGCCAGTGCTGTTTCACATGGAAAACGATTGCTGGCTAGGTATCAAGCGATGAAGAAGGTGAAGAAGTAATGGAAAAACCTCCATTGGGTTCTGGTGAAAGATACAAACAGCTTGTTGACAAACTAGAGAAACAGGGTGCAAAAGACCCAAAGGCTCTTGCTGCCTATATTGGTCGCAAGAAATATGGTAAGAAGAAGTTCCAAGAGTTAGCTGCGAAAGGAAAGTAGCATGAAGATGCCTACCACGAAGATGAAATCTGGCAATGCAAATTCAAATATGTCATTAGCCAAACTGGAAAAAATGCCACCTGTTGCTGAGTATAAGATGGCAAAGAAGATGGCGATAAAGAAATCCAAGGGTAAGCCCGGAATGAAATAAAAAAGAACCGTGGGGAGTAAACTCAACCCACGGTCTAGTTTCACCACACACAGGAGAGTCTTGTTTATACTCCTGCTCATATTGATAGTCAAATAGGTATCCACAGATGAATGATGGATCGTTTAGTAGCACCATCTCTGCCAAAGATCGTGATCGTCTTCGACAGATCGTCAAACAAACTCACCTAAAGTTCTATCCTAAAGACTTCCTGACTACGGTTGAAGTGGATAAGTTCATTGATGCAATGGGTGCAGAGGTCATTGACAAGATGCTTCGCCAAGCCGTAAACACGGGAATGGTGAATTGAACCTTAATTATAAACCCGCTGGTGAGACACTTCGCTCCTTTATGAAGGATGATTCCTTCTTTCGAGGCATCCGTGGACCAGTTGGTTCTGGTAAATCAGTGGGTTGTGCCATTGAGATCTTTCGTCGAGCCTTGCAGCAAGCACCATCTGAGGATGGCATCAAGCGTTCTCGCTGGGCAGTTGTGCGTAACAGCTATCCTCAGTTAAGAACTACGACCATCAAGACATGGTTGGATTGGTTTCCAGAAGATGTATGGGGTAAGATGCTCTGGCATCCACCGCCCTATACCCATCGTATGAAGCGTGGCGATATTGAGTTGGAAGTTATCTTTCTTGCACTTGATCGTGCAGAGGACGTGAAGAAACTTCTATCTCTTGAGTTAACAGGCATCTGGATCAACGAAGCACGAGAGATTCCAAAGACAATTGTCGATGCATGTACCATGCGCGTTGGTCGTTTTCCGTCAATGAAGGACGGTGGCCCTACTTGGTATGGTGTGATTGCAGATACAAACGCTCCAGATGAGGATCATTGGTGGCCAATTATGGCTGGTGAAAGTCCGATCCCAGACCATATTAGCCGCGATGAAGCCTTGATGTTGGTCAAACCAGACACTTGGAAGTTCTTTAATCAGCCATCTGGCATGGTAGAAGAGCGCAATTCCGAGGGTAATCTGACTGGATACCATCTAAATGACAAGGCAGAGAACCTAGCAAACCTAACACCTGACTATTATTCTCGCATCATCGAGGGTAAAACAAAGTCTTGGATTGATGTTTATGTGATGAATAAGGTTGGAACGCTATCAGATGGTAAGCCAGTATACTCCATGTTCGTCGAAGATGTGCATGTGTCAAAAGATCCCATACTTCCAGTGCCTCATATTCCGATCATTGTTGGTATGGACTTTGGTCTTACTCCTGCTGCTGTCTTTGCTCAGCATGTACGAGGCAAGTGGATTATCTTACATGAGTTAGTAGCAGAGGATATGGGCATTGTCCGATTTGCTGAACTGTTCCGCATTGAGGCAGCACAACGCTTTCCGCAATCGCAATTCATGGTTTATGGAGATCCTGCTGGTGACTATAGAGCGCAAACTGATGAACGAACACCGTTTCAGATCCTTCGTTCAGCGGGTATCAAGGCGTTTCCTGCTGGCAATAATGATCCTGCGCTACGCATTGAAGCCGTCACGACCTCTCTAAATCGTATGATAGATGGGAAAGCTGCCTTCTTAGTTGATAGCCGATGCGTAAATCTACTGCGTGGGTTCAAAGGTGGCTACCACTATAGACGTATGCAAGTTAGCGGGACTGTTCGGTATGACGCTAAGCCTGAAAAGAACAAGTTTTCTCACGTTCACGATGCACTTCAGTACTGTCTTATCGGCGGTGGAGAGGGCAGAAGTCTTACATTGACTGGTCAGAGTAGACGGCCTGTTAATGTAAAGGGTGAGTTTGATGTATTTAATCGGAAGCCTTTGCAAAGAAAACAGAACAGAGTTATATCTAGTCCATTGTAAACTTGCGCTTAGGCGTGTATGGCTCGAATAGAAAATGGAGTGTCCCATGTGTTTTGATTCCCCTAAACCACCACCTATTCCACCACCCGATCCTGCAATTGCTGAACAACAGGCTGCTGCAAAGGCTGACGCTGCTGCTGCAAAAGCAAAAGATAAAGAGGCTCGTCTTCAAGAAGCCGTTTCTAAAGGCTCTGGAGTCTATGGTATGCGTTCTCTTATTTCTGGCTCTCGTGGTGGTGGCGGCTTTGGTCGCGGATTGATGGGCTAATAGATGATCGAAGTTGAACAACTTCCTCAAATTACACCTAACGAGGGTGCGAATCTTGTCGCCAAGTTTAATCGTGCCAAGCGAATTAAAGATATGTGGGCTTCAAAGTTTGAGGAATGTTATGAATATGCTTTACCACAACGTGAAAGTTTTTATGCTCAAGCTCAAGGACAGAAGCGTACTGATAAGATCTTTGATGAAACAGCGGTGGTTGGTGTTCAAGAGTTCGCTTCACGCCTACAAGCTGGTCTTGTTCCAAACTTTGCTCGTTGGGCAGAACTGGTTTCTGGGTCTGAAATCCCTGCTGATCAACGGTCTGAAGTCGATAAGGCTTTGGAGATCGTAACCAACTACGTCTTTGAGATCATTCAGAACTCAAACTTCTCGCAAGAGATCCATGAGAACTTTCTTGATTTAGCTGTTGGTACAGCATGTCTAAGTGTGACAGAGGGTGATGCCCTTAATCCTGTAATGTTTACGGCCCTGCCTCTGTCACAACTTTATCTTGATACTGGTCCAGATGATATGATTGATCATATCTTCCGTGAGCGTCCACTTCGTGCGTCTAATATTAAGTATGCCTATCCAAAAGCTACTCTGCCAGAAGAAGTCGCCCGTAATCTTTCTGTGGGCAAGGATGAAATAATCAAATTGGTAGACTGCACATACCGTATCTTTGGTAGCATGGAAGAAGAAACACGCCGCTGTGTGTTTGATCCAAAGACTTCAGAGATCTATTTCAAGGAATCGTATAAGGGAACTGGCTCTAATCCCTTTATTTCATTCCGTTGGTCTAAGGCTGCTGGTGAAGTTTGGGGTCGTGGCCCTCTAATGAACGCCATGCCAGCAATTAAAACCTGTAATCTTACTATGCAGTTGATCCTTGAGAACGCTCAGATGTCCATCTCTGGTATCTACACGATGGAAGATGATGGCATTGTTAACCCAGATACAATTCAACTTTTGCCCGGAACTTTGATTCCTGTTGCAGCAGGATCTCAAGGTCTAAAGGCTATTACTCCTGCTGGAAACTTTGATGTTGCCCAGCTTGTCTTGAATGATATGCGGATGAATATCCGTAAGGCTCTTTACAATGACATGCTCGGAAATCCTGACAAAACTCCAATGTCTGCTACCGAAGTCAGTCAGCGAATGGCTGATCTTTCTCGCCAAATTGGTGCTGCATTTGGTCGTCTTCAGTCTGAAATGGTTAACCCTGTTCTTCGTCGCGTTGTTTATATTCTAAAGAAGCAGGGCCGTATCAAAGTACCGAGCGTCAATGGGCGTGAGGTCAAGGTTCGCTCAACAAGTCCGCTTGCTCAGGGTCAGGCACAGCAGGACATCGTTGCGTTTGATCATTTTGTTAGTCTAGTTCAGCAAAGATTTGGTCCACAACTTGTCAATTTGCTGGTCAAGAGTGAGGATGCTGCCAAGTATCTGGCAGATAAGTTCAGTGTTCCTGAGCGTTTATTGCGTTCCGATGGCGAACGCGCTAAATTAGTGTCCCAACTAACACAACAAATGGGTGCTATGAATGGACAGCAACAGCAACAACAGCCCCCGCAAGGTCCGGCTGGTGGTGGGATGTGACGGCTTAGAGCGTTCCGAAACCAAAGAATTAGAACTTAATCGGCTATTTAATGGGGTATTCTCTAGCGAAGGCGCAAAAGAATGTCTTGCATATTTGCGATCTATTACAGTAAATTACGTTGGTGGTCCAAATATCACACCAAATGAGCTAATGCATCGAGAAGGATCGCGCTACCTTGTCGGCATTATCGAACAGCGTATTGAAAAAGGAAAGCTAAAATGAGTTTGATTAATGCAACAGAAGGTACAGATACCTCTAATGCTGATGGTCAAGAAGTTCAGAACCAGAATGTAGAAGGCCGTCCTGATTGGTTGCC